CCTGGAGGGAGTTTCACCCTTCAGGCTTGGTCCACTTCGGTGGTTTGGCTCCTGTGTCCACGGCACCAGGAACAGAGTTCCTGGGAAAGCAGACATACGCAACTAAATATAAAATTGCCTATGCCAACATCAAAAACCTGTAACAAAGCCCAACACTGGAGGGGGTTAATCCTCCGGCGGAGAACCCTGCTTCTAAGACTAATTAAAGTCCAGACAGGCTGTGATCTGACTAAGGCGTCTACTGAATATTTTAGTTCAGTAGACAAGTGGATGGCCAAAGAGGGAAAAGTGAATACAGTCAAGAGACTGAAATCAATTTTCCTCTTAGCTACCAACTATTATTTTAAACAAGAAGAGGTACCGGACCTTTGGATTAAAACGCAAGGGGGTTTTCCCTCAATCGTTAAAAGCCTCAGGTTCTTTACCCGTCCAGTTGATATCCAAGCAGCTTTAACACTGCTAAGTTATCACAGGACTATTCTTGCTCCCGGGACTCCGGACCTGACCTCAATTACGAGGCCAGGGTCGGAACTTCCCGACCATTTACTCGCGGACTTAGTTAATTCCACTCCAATGGAGTGGGCAATTAACCCGTCTTACTTCCCCAAAATCCAACACCTCTTAAGGTTTAAGAAGGGACCCTCAGGCCAGTCATTATTGACCAGCATGAGAGATCTAAAAGCCCTAGAACAAGATGACAAGTTGCTTGAAGCAATAGAATACTTCATACAACTTGACCAAGATGCCTACGACTATTTAGATTCCTTCCAATACCTTCAGGAGAAGAACACGTGTCCCATAAGTCCCCTTAACAAACATTCAGTCATCAACATCAAGCGTGAGCTTGGTGGTAAAGACCGACCGTTTGCTATAGTGGATTATTGGACTCAATGTGCTCTCCGGCCGCTACATGAGTCCCTACTCCAGATCTTAAGGACAATCCCTGAGGACTGTACTTATAATCAAGGAGCAGGAGCGAAGAAAGTTCAAGAGTGGACCAATGGTAACAAACCGTTGTTCTCCCTTGATCTCTCAAACGCTACCGACAGATTTCCTATAGCTCTCCAAAAGAGGGTTTTAGAGAAAATGTCGAGTAACTCAGAATTAGCGGAAAGGTGGTGGTACTTGATGTCCCAAAGGACCTTTACGTATAGGAAACAATCCATACGTTGGGCGGTAGGTCAACCCTTAGGAGCATATTCTTCATGGGCAATGTTTGCACTGTGTCACCACTTAGTGGTGATCCATGCAGCAAAGCTCGCGAAGGTCAAACCAGAGTATGTAATACTCGGGGATGATATTGTGCTCCGAGGGAAAGAACTATCGGACCACTATAAAATTATAATGGCCTCCTTAGGAGTCACTTTCTCTTCAACCAAATCAGTTGAGTCTCTTGAAGGAAACTCAGCGGAATTTGCGAAGAGACTGTTCCTCAAAGGACAAGAAGTTTCTCCAATTCCCGGTGCTTTGATTGTAGAAACTCTCAATAACCCATTACTGGGGAGAGAGCTCTACGATCAAATGGTGGACAGAAGGGGCCATTCAACCGAATGGACCAATCTCCGTCTACCCTCCTTCCTGAACTGTTTTGATGGTTTGTTGCCATCAAACAAAATTCAGGAGGTTGCTATACTTATC